ATATAAAAAACAAGAAATAAACAAATAAACACAAAATTGCTTTCTTTCTGGTATTATATACTCAGAAAGCAATGATGTCAAGTTTGTTGTTGCTGTCATTACAGTATGGGGGTGAAATAAATGAGCAATGAAGCACTCCGGCGATTTGCTGCTGGGAACGGTGTGAAGCTCTGGCAGGTGGCCGAAGCACTCGGAATCGCAGATACCAGCCTTTCGCGAAAGATGCGGAGGGAGCTACCGCCAGACGAAAAAGAAAGAATCGTCAGGATCATTCGAGAGATTTCGAAGGAGGCGGAATGATGGCGACGCTCGAACCTATCGCGGTCACGATGACCGAGGCAGCTCGCCTGCTTGGGGTTAGCCGTCCGACGGTTTATGCGCTGGCAAAAACAGAGAGCTTTCCTGTCGTCAAACTTGGTGGGTGCACCCGAGTTCTTGTCGATGATCTCAAAACGTGGGTGCGGGAACAGGAGCGGTGATATCGTGTCAAAGGCAGGATTTGTTATACTCCCGTCATATTACGATGCGATTCGTCCGCTGTCGAATGAAGATCGTCTGCGAATGTATGATGCGCTGATGGACTATGCTTTTGCAGGGAAATGTCCGGAAGACCTTCCACCTCTTCTAAATGGTTATTTTGTTCTGCTTAAACCTAACATTGATTCTTCGATGTTAAAATATGCGGCGTCAGTTGAAAACGGGAAAAAGGGCGGAAGACCAAAAAAGAAACCTGATGAAAACCCAGTACAAACCCAAAGAAAACCCAGCAATAAACCCGTGGAAAAGCAAGAAAAGGAGATGGAGAAGGAGATGGAGTTGGAAAAGGAGTTTGTAGCGGCTGCGCCGCCACGACCTCGCTTTGTTCCTCCGTCAATTGATGAGATTTGGTCGTACTGCAACGAACGTGGGAACACTGTTGACGCTGAACACTTTTTTGACTTCTACTCCGCTAATGGGTGGAAGCAAGGGAGAGGAAAGCCAATCGTCGATTGGAAAGCAGCGGTCAGAACATGGGAGCGTCAAAATAATGCGGGACAAGCTGAACCACCGCCCCGGCAGTATGATGCGACCACAGACACATGGAGGTAGCGCATGGATTCAATTCTCAATGAATACGGCGTGCTCGGCTCGCTGCTGATCGACCCATCGTTGTTCCCGGAGGCGGCAGAGCTTCCCGACGATATGTTTTCTTCCGTGCCGCTGCAAGAGATTTTCCGGGCGATGCGTCATCAGTACGAGGAAAACGGCGGCTTTGATGCGCTGACCATCCGAGCGGAAGCAGGACACAACTGCACCGACGTGACGGACAAACTGATTGCGGGACTGATGGACACGACACCGACCGCCGCGAACCTCGATGCTTACATAACCGCAGTCAAAGAGGCCGCGCTCGCACGTTCTTTGCGAAAGATCGGCGATGAGCTGATAACAGCCGAACACGACCCCACAGAAGCGCTTGGACGCGCACGGGAGGCTTTGCAGCGGCTTACCGAGGAAAACACACAGGGCGATTCGCAAACGCTTACGGCAGCGCTCACGCAGCTTGGACACCGCATTTCTGAGCAGGTCGGCGGCAAAGCACCGTGTGTGGCATCTGGTCTGCTGAAATTCGATAAACTGCTCGGCGGCGGCTTCATCAACGGTGGCTTGCACATCATCGGTGCAAGACCGGCGGTCGGAAAATCAGCGCTTGCCTTGCAGATCGCGCTCAACGCAGCAAGAAACGGCGTTAAGGTGTTGTACTTGTCACTTGAAATGAGCGCAGAGGATTGTTCCGCCCGCTTTGTCGGAAATATTGGGGGCCTGTCATCGGCGCGGCTCATGTTCGGCGGCAGATTGACCGACAACGAGTATATGCGTTTTGCCGAGGGTACGACTGAGCTTTCCGCGCTGCCAATCGTGTTCAATCGGCGCTCGGGCATGAATGTTCGGCAGGTGGAGGCGCTGGCCTACCGCGAAAAGCCGGGCCTGCTGATCGTCGACCACCTCGGGCTGCTTGAACCGCCGGAAGCTCGGCTTTCGCTTTACGAGGCGACCACAAGGAACAGCAGGGCCTTGAAGCTGCTTGCACTGAGGCTGAACATCCCTGTGCTGTGTTTGTGCCAGTTCAACCGCGCGGCGGCCTCTGACCGTTCCGGCAGCTTTCGGGCTACAATGGCAAACCTCCGTGAATCGGGTGCCATCGAGCAGGACGCTGACACGGTGACACTGCTGCACAATCCGCCGTGTGAGACAGATGAGCGCATGGAATCGCCATCTTTGTTGGAGTTGTGGCTCGATAAAAACCGACGCGGCGCGACTGGTCACGTTGACGCGACCTTCTACAAGGTCACAGGGAGGGTTACAGCATGAATATTGAGGCCGCGGCCAGCATTTTAGCGGAAATCAAACCGGCACGCCGGAAGCGTGAACGCTACCGCCAGCGTGACGAGATGCAGCACCGTGTAATTCCGCTTTTGCCTGCTGATGACCGAGACAGGTTCGAGCGGGCAATGAATAAACATTTTAGGCTTTAAGCCTATGAACGGAAAGGACAAGAACCATGAACGACAAAATCATTCAGATCATCCCTGCCCCTGCAAATATGCTTTACGCATTCGAGGACGGCAAGACGTACCCTGTCGCCTGCCTCGCGCTCGTCGAGCTGAGTAACGGCGACCGCGAAGTCCACGCGATGGCCGCAATCAATGGCGGCCCCATCGAGGACGTGAGCGATAGCGGCGCGGTTCTCGTGCACGTATGAAAAAAGCCCTCCCCAAATCGGGGAGGACCGCTCTTGTGGTGAGTTCGAATTGTCAATTCTGATTTTACCACAGGAGGAGCGGATATGCAAGCAAAACCACTTGTCACAAATCTTGGCGAACAGGCGAACAAAATTGCAGTGTAGGTGCAATCTGGCGACGGTGAAGTATTGACCTTGTGGGGAATGTGCCGCCGATATGCTATGCAGCAAGCCACGCGGTGGTTCAGAGCGTTTGAAGGCAGCGGCGGTGTCGAATTAGACGACCTTGAACAAAGTGCGTTTATCGGGCTTCTGAAAGCCGTACAGACATGGAAGCCGGAAAGCGGTGCATTCTCCACTTGGTACACCATCCAGCTAAAGGCGGTATTTGTAGAGGCTTACGGGATGAGGACGAAACGAACGCGAGAAGACCCGCTCAATAAATATCATTTATCGCTCGATACGCCACTGGATGAGAACGAAGACGGCAGCTTTACTATCGCCGATGTTCTACCAGATGAAGCAGCAGAAGAAGCCTTTGAGGATATCGAACAGCGGGATTTTCGACAGGCCGTGCAAGCGGCGCTTGCACAACTGACGGATGCGCAGCGCGACGCGATCATCAGTGAGTTTTGGCTTGGCCAAAAGCCTGATGCAAAGGCGCGGCGGGAAGCAATACGAGCCCTGCGGCATCCGCGTATCCGCAAACCGCTGATGGAGTATTACTAATAAAAAACACTGAAACGTCAGATAAAGCAGAGCCGGAAAGGGGGCTTTTGGCAAAGAAAATTCGAGACGAGACCATTATTGACGCGCTTTTGATCTCCGCGACGGTGCGGAGCGCGGCGGCAAAGCTCGAGATCAACGAGCAGACGATCTATCGCCGAAAACGTGACGCGGAGTTTATGCAGAAGTATAACGAGGCACGGCGCGAGCGAACCGAAGCGGCGCGTAACGTATTGCAGGAGCGGGCACATGCTGCTGCGGATACACTGGCAACGATCATGCAGGATGCAGACGCGCCCGCACAGACCCGCGTGAGTGCCGCGGCAGAGATTTTACGTCAGACGGTGAAGTACACAGAAATCACAGACATCATGCAGCAGCTTGACGAGCTTGAAGCATGGCGAAGGGAGCAGGAACAGCGATGAAGAAAAATTTTGATATCCGCCTTGCGGCGCTGCGGGAATATCTCAAATCGCTGTCAGCCGATGAGACGGTCTTCATCGTCGAGGGCGGCGGTGAGTTCCGCACGGCAGAAGATGCGTTTACGTATTTGCGTAAGTATGGCGCGGTGACGCCGGACGGCAAACGCATTGTGCTGTATCCCCATCCTGTCGAGGGCGTTGACCCGTTAAGCCTGTCGCTCTATCAGATGATTGATGAAGCAATCGAGCAAGGTAAGTTGGAACTGCCGGAATTGGAGAGTGACGAGATTGGAGGTAAAGCCCTTGAATAACGGAATTAAAGCCCGCCTTGCCTCTTTACAGGCGATTGCAGCGCAGGAGAAAACCGGCGCAGCAATTATGACCCTGCTTGAAAATGGCGCGTGGGCGGCTTGTAGAGCGCCGCAAAGCCCCGCAAAGGTGTTCCAGACGCAGGAGGCGGCACGAGATTATTTATCAGACTGCGAATGTGTTATCATTATCGACCTTTAAGAAAAACAGCGCAATAGCGCATAAAAAAGAAAGGAAATTTATTATGGACTTTAAGGCCAACATTGAAACCCGCGAGAGCGTAGAAGCAAAGGCAAAGGCCGCTTTCGGCTTTGATTTGAGTAGCGCCCTTGACCTTGTAAAGCGCGGCGACTATGACAGCGACGAGGCGTATTTGGACGCTTGCACCCGCGCCGAGTTGGAGCGTAGCAGCCCTGAATACAGAGCCGCCAGAAGCCGCCTAAAAGTCGAATACCAGGCACGGCGAGAGGAACAGGAGCGCAAGGCACAGAGCGAAAACTATAAAGCAATCCGCAGCAGCGTGAGCCTTGACAGCGTAGACAAGCACAATATCGATGAAGAAGCCGCCGCACTTGCCCGCCGCGATCTTTCCGCAAATCGTATTGCCGCGTCCGATCTGGGCGCGACCATTGAGAAGTACGCGGCAGAGCTGACGGAAAAAGCAAAGGACAGTAAGGCCAGCAGCGCTCTTTTCAATGCTATGCTGCGCGGTCAACTGTAAGGAAAGGAGAACACACCATGAGCCAGTTTAACATTTACGCCCGAAAGCTCGATACAGCTTTCAAAGAAGCCCGCAGCGAATACAACACCGCTTTCCGCGCACTCCAAGAGGCGCAGCAGGCCAGCCGTGACGCTAACGCATGGAAGCCCGGAGACAGCGCCGAGGAAAAGCAGATTAGAACAACCCGCGCAGCGCTAAAGCTGCATGAAGCAGAAGCCACCTTTAACGAGGTGAGCGCCCGCGTTTGGGACAACTTCAAGGCCACGCGCCGCACGATCCGCGCCGAGTTGGAACAGGCAGTGCGCGCCGCCAATATTGCAAACCCTGACGCAATCGACAATAACGCCCTTGAGCTGATGAAAACCGGCGTTCTTTCCCCGGCTGATTACGCCGCGTTCATGGAACGATTCGACAGCAACCCCACAATGCTAAAGTTAGTGGGTCACTACGCAGCCGAAGCCGCAAAGACTACGGACAGCCGCCGAGAGGCCGCAGCCCTTAACGCTATCGCTCTTGACTGCCAGAGCGGGGAGGGCGCAGTCATGCGGGCATGGGATAGCATTTCGGCAATTTCTGACAGCTGCGGCGACGGGGACGGCTACCGGCGCAAATCGCCCGGTGTAATTGTCAGCATGAGCGAAAAATGGGACGATCTCGCGGGCGAGGCCGTGGAGAACTTCTGATTTTCGATAAGCGGCAGAGATCAACATTCTGAATACAAAGCTTCCTGAAAACAAATTTAAGGAGAGATAAATATGGAACTTAGTTTTGCGAACGGTGTGCAGGAATACACCGTGCACGGCGTTAAGGGCGATGTGATCATTCGATTCAACCCGACTGACGGCGCATTTATCCAGCGTCTTTACAACGCGTTTGACACACTGGACAAGAAGCAGGATAAATACGCAGATGAGGTGCAGAAGTGCGGCGACCGCGTTGAGATTTTCAACATTGCCGACCGCCGCGACAAGGAGATGCGCGAGATCATTGACGGTCTTTTTGAAGAGCCGGTATGTGACAGCATCTTTGGCAGCATGAACCTCTATGCGATGGCGGACGGCCTGCATGTGTGGACAAATTTCCTGCTTGCGCTGATGGATGAGACGGACAGCGCCTTTGCTCGTGAGCAGAAAGCCACGAATCCGCGCATTCAGAAGTACACGGCAAAGTATCGCCGATGAATTGGGGCTTGCCTGCCTCCGTCGAGATCGGCGGAGTGAGTTATGAGATACGCACAGATTTTCGCGTAATTCTCGATATCTTCGTAATGCTGAGTGATCCTGATTTGAGCGGCACTGACCGCGCAGAGGGCATCTTGCAGATGTTCTATGTCTCGCCTGAGGATATCCCGCCGCAGCATTTGCAGGAAGCTGTAGACCGTTTTACATGGTTCCAGAACGGCGGCAAAGAGCAGGATAAGAAGAAATCGCCGAAGTTGGTCGATTGGGAGCAGGACTATCCGTTGATCCTCCCTCCCATCAACCGAGTATTCGGACAAGATATCCGCGGAATCCCTTATGATGCGGAGACCAACACCGGGGGCGTCCATTGGTGGACGTTCCTCGGTGCGTATAACGATCTCGGGGACTGCACCTTTGCGCAGGTCGTGCGCATCCGCGACAAAAAGGCGCGCGGCAAGACGCTTGAAAAGGATGAACGCGAGTGGTACCGCCGCAACAGCGACCTCGTGAACATAAAAAATAAGCTCAGTCAGGAAGAAGAGACCACCATTTCGACTTGGTTGAAATTGGGGAAGGAGTGATTAAATGGCGAATGCTGACGGCAGTGTGATTTTCTCTTGTGATTTGGATTCGACCAAAGCACAAAAGAAACTGAGCAAGCTGCGTGACGAGATATCCGAACTGAACAGCAAGCTTGAAAAGGAAACGGGCAATAAGATGAACCTTGAAAAGCAGCTTGACGCCGCATCTCAGGCAGCGAAAGCTACGGAGGAACGCGTGAAGATGCTGCGAAAGGAAGTCGAACGGCTGAACGACCGCGAATGGATCCAAAAACAGGGATTTACACAGAGCGAGTATCAGGCACAAGTGTTAGACCGCCGTGCCGCTGCGGAGGCGGAGCTTAAACAGCAGGAAGCGCTTTTGCACACGCAGACGAAGGAGGTCAAAACGCTTTCGGCTGCTTACGAAGAGACGACCGCCAACATCGACAGCATGACGGTAAAGCTCGACAAAGCAAAAGTCGCTGCCGGTGAGTTGATCGCTAATACGGAGCAGGAACGCAGGGAGCGCGAGGCGGAGAATTCCGCGCTTGCCAAAGCGGGCCAGTATGCCGCGCGTTTCAGAGATCAGGTCAAGAGTTTAGCGCGCTCTATGCTTGTATTCTCAGTCATCACGGCGGCGCTCACGGCGCTGCGCAAGCAGATCAAGGCGGCTATTGCGACCAGCGCAGAGGCATCCGACGCTTTTGCCCGCCTCAAAGGTGCGCTGCTGACGCTGGCCGCGCCTTTGATGGACGTACTCATTCCGGCGCTGACGTGGCTAATGAATCTGCTTGCGGCCATTGTGTCGGAGATCGTGACGATCATCTCGATTCTGAGCGGTAAGTCAAAGAAGAGCATGGAGGCATCGGGCAAAAACCTCTACAAAGAGGCCGCCGCCATTGACGCGACCGGCAAGGCGGCAAAGGAAGCGACAGACGCGCTCGCGGCGTTCGATGAGATCAACAAACTCAGCACGACAACGTCCGTTGGCGGCGTTGGCGGCGGAGCATCCGCCATTGCGCCGGACTTTGATTTTGACGAAGGGCCCATGATGGAAAAGCTCGACAAGGTGTTCCAGAAGATCAACGATATCTTTAAGACCATCCGCGCGGGGCTTGAGATCGTCGTGGATGACCTAAAATGGAGCTTTGACAAGAAAGTTATCCCCAAGAGCAAGGCAACATGGCTGACCGTTTTAACGGCGCTGCTCGGTGCAACACTCGGCGCGGCGTTCGGCGGCATCACGGGCGGCGTCATCGGTTTATCCCTCGGCGTGCTGCTGGGGCTGTACCTTGTGGGCCTTGACCCCGAAACATGGAAAACCGAGATGGACGCAGAGGATGCGTGGATCGTGGTCATCACGGCTTTGCTCGGTGCGCTGCTTGGCAGTGTGTTTCTTGGCATCACCGGCGGCGTGGCCGGTTTCAGCCTGGGCGCGATCCTCGGCCTCTATCTCACCGGCTTTGCAGAGGGGGACGAGGAGCACGGCGGCAAATCGCAGCTTCTTTCCGAGTTGATCGTCGTGCTGTGCGCGCTGCTTGGTGCAGTCATCGGCTCTATCGTGACGCCGGGCGTCGGTACAGTCGTCGGCATGGGATTAGGCCTGATTCTCGGACTGAGCATTTACAGCGTCCGCAAAGACCCGAAGAAGGGCACGCAGCGGCTTGTCAGCATCGGGCGTAGCGTACTTCTTGGACTGCTGGCCGGTGTTCTTGGCGTTGGCCTTGCAGCGCTGGGCATCGTCAGCGCCGGTACGGCGTTCATCATCTCGGCGGCGATCGGCCTTGCGCTGAAATTCTTCGTCGACAGTGTGGACGATTCCAAAGTCAGAAAGGCAACGTCCGGCTTTACCGGCACGCGCGTATCAACAAAGGCCCCAACGCGCAGCCGTCGGGTGGCGGCGCAGAACTTAGACGGCAACGCGCCTGTGTATAACGAGATCCCAGCGCTTGCGAGCGGTGCGGTCATCCCACCGAACCGAAAGTTCCTCGCCGTACTGGGCGACCAGAAGAGCGGAACGAACGTCGAAGCGCCGATTTCGACCATCAAGCAGGCGGTCATGGAGGCGCTGGCACAGGGCGGCCGCGAGCCCATCAATGTGAACCTCGTTGTGGATGGTAAGACGCTTGCCCGCGTGGTCGTCCCCAACATCAACAACATGACGCGCGCAGCCGGTAAGCCCGTGCTGCTGTACTAAC